GGCAACGCCCCTGGATTCGCGACAGTGCCGAGAAGATTTAGAGCGGCATAGTTGGCGACTTGATCAAGGTCAAGATTGCCTGTAAAAGGGTTGAACTTGTATGCCATGGTTAGCTCTTAGCTACAACAGAGACTTCACCGCCGACATAAGTGACTGTCAGAACAGCAACTACAGTGCCAGCGGCTCCTCCCCTGCGGTACGTGATCTCCTGGTCACCGTTCGAAGGTGCGGCTGCCGGATTTAGTGAAATGTAATCATGGGCGGGCAAATTTAGCCCGCGTGTTGCTAGCGTGGTCCCAGCCATCTAGAACACCCTCCTGCGGTGTATTTTACTTGACCTAGGCTACCTAAGGCCTTCTTCTCTTCCTAGACCTTCTGAGGCGCTTCCTGGGCTTTTCATAGCGTATTTCTACGGGTGAAATTGCTACAACCCATTCCTCAAGCCTTGGCTCTACTTCATCAGGAACCAGCTCCAGAATGGTCCCGCTTACTACGATCTGCTGGAACCTATTTGCATTAATTACGCCAGAAACAGCGCCGGTGGCGTCCCACCTAATATCAAGTCTTCTTGTTGACGGGTGAAAGGCTTTTAGGTACCCGTTCCCATTACCAGGGACCCATTGTACGTCAACAAGGATAGCAGGGTAAGACGACAATAGTCTGACCGTTTCCCTGTCTCAAGAAATCAGCTTGTTGACTTTTAGTTCTTTCATGCGCTAGGATACCTTTTCATAAAAAAGAGGCCCCGAAAGGCCTCTTAACTAAACTTGGTTGGTTATCTTTATCAGATAGCGGCGGTGGTATCGATACCAGCCAGACGGGCAGCAGCACGACCATTGATCAGGGCCAGGCCACAGTACCACTCAACGCGGGTGATCATCTGAGGCTGAGTGAAGGACTCGCCCAGTTCGCGGACGTTCACGCCACCGTTCTGAATGCCGGTCAGGTGATCGTTGCCGAAAGACACAACATAGACATCTTGGTTGGCTTGATTGCCATCGAGGATAGCAACGTTCTTGTTGTCGCGGTCAAGTTCTAGGACAGGCAGGCCAGCGTATACGAGCTGCTGGTAACCGAACTCGGAACGGATGATATCGATCTGACCGTTTGCACGAGCGTGGCGACTCAGGGCACGACGGGCAGACTTTGACATCACCAAGTACTTATTGCCGCCTTGTGCGTCCACTGCGTCGATGGCTTCGTCGAGCTTGTCGAGGCTGATGTTGCCAGCGCCATTGGTGAAGTACTGGCTGGAACCGGTGCCGATACGAGCCTTGAGGCCATCGAACTCAGAAGGAGCCTGGTTGGAGTCGCCGTTGATAAACAGACCTTCCCAAGCCATGCGCATAGCGCGAACGCGGGACTGGATCTGATAAGCCTTGGCTTCAGCGCCTTCCAGCTCAACGATAGCGCGATCAACCTTGATGTCGCCACCGAAGAGCTTCAGGCTCTCAGACTGCTGGCTTACTTCAGCATAAGACTCAGCCAGGGCGCCGTTATAGTTACGGAATCCGACATCGGGCAGACTCTCCTCACGCTTCCAAAAGAGACCGTTGCCTTCGATGCTACGGAAGGGGAGAACAGACAGGAGCTGACCAGCGGCCAGTTCGGTTACGACGGCAAGCTCCTGAGGAGTCCGTGCGTGCTTTTGTGCTTCTAACAGCGTTAACGCCATGATAATACCTTAATAAGAGTGAACAAAGAATTGGGTGTTAGCGTCTAGTTAGTTGTCACAACTAACTCGACAATCGCACCCTCCAGTCCACTCCGTCTCAGAGTTTCCCTTCTGGGTTGCTACTACTATTCTACCTAAATTAGATTTTCGGGCCATCTTAATTCTAAACGAAGAGCCAAAGCCATAATGTAAGCGTCCTGAGGATTGGTATAGGAATCTGTATACCAGATCCCAGTCATACCAGGTCAAGAAAATGCACGCTTGAACATTTCTTCGTTGCTCAGACCAGTCAAGTCCTCAACAGGCATGCCGTTGGAATCCGTGCCACCATACCCGATACCAGCACCAGAGCCCTTTGCGCCTTTAAAGAAGGTGCCAAACACGGGATGATGCTTATAGCTGGCTAGATAATCTTCAGGGCTGATACGCTTGCCAGAGTCCTTATCGAGGAGAGGATCGCCGGCATAATCGACAACAGTAAGAGAGCCATCAGCTTCTTGACGGAAATTGCTGCCAAGCTGGCCTGCCATCAGGTCAAAGAATGAAACTCCGTCGACAGAGTCCGTCCGGCCTCCAGCGGCATTAAATACCTTCTCCAAAGCATATTGCTTCTTGTATGAAGCCAAAGCCTTGGCGGCAGCCTCAGCCTCCTTGCGAGCATCCTGAGCTTGGATACTGTACTTTTGCTCAATAGCCTCACGGGCTTCGCCCCACTGAGCCTGCAAACGCGCTGCCTCGGCGGCCTCCTGTTGCAGTTTAGTATATTCCTCTGGGTTGATTTCCGCGAACTTCTCCAGGTGAGCCTTGGTCTCTTTGACCTCTCGCTCATACTGTTTACGAGCTTCGCGCTCAGCCTTCAAAGCCTTAAGCAGGTTCTCTGCTTCAGAACGGGGCATCATGTCCTCTGCAGGAGCAGGAGTCTCAGGTGCGGCAGTCTCTGCTGCGGGTTGCTGGAGGTTCTCTTCAGCCATGTCTGTAGCCAGGCATCACGCCCGGTTGAAAGTTACGCAGGTAGTATGCCTATCAGGGATAATTTGGAGTGTCGGCTGCAGAAGGGTTCGGATCGCCGGGGTCGCAGCATTCGCAGCAGCCAGTCGCAACATTCGTTACGACAATAGACACAATCTCGTCGTTTTGTGGATAGGGATATCTATAACAATAAGGGTTTGTACCTGCAGTTCTAAAATTCAACAAATCAACCCGAAAGTATGCGTTTGGGCCAATGATAGGGTTAGAACACAAAAAGCTAGTACTGCTGCCAGGGTTTCTACATAATCCGTTAAGTTGTTGGATAAGCGGTGCGTTATAAGAGAGAACTCCTGTAAAGACATCACCTGCACTAGTAGTAATTGTCTGCGTATACAAAAGGTAGCCATCTGTCCCGGCCGGACACGTAATCGGTACGTCGCAATTGCACGTCTCCGAGTTCCATACCCCAGGGCTCGTACACTCGTCACCAGGAGAATACACTTCCCCGGTGGCGCATTTTTTCTTTGGATCGCACTTACTAAAGTCAGGAGAATTAGGCAAAGGCATGTCAGCGCTCCCATTTACGAAGAGGACACAGCGAGTTAGGATCTCCCCCAACCCAAGTCTTTGCCTCCATAAAGCATCCACATTCGGAACAACGCTTAGAATCACTCATAAAAGCGGGGCAGTTTTTGCATGTCTCGTAACGCTCTTTACGAACCTCTGAAGATACTTTTCCGTGATTGACGGCCTGGCCAAGTGTTTTAAGTGCACTTTTTGCCATGTCAGAATATGTAACCTTGACCTCTTGCGGTTGGCTTTTGGTCGAAATGATTTTCAAAAGTTTTTTATTTCTTTCTTGCGGCCACGCCGAACAAGGGCCGGAAGGGTAAACTCCTGCAGACTTTAACTCCTCTTGGATGTTCATAGTCGGGCGAAAGCTGGACTAGAATACCTATTAGGCCTCTAAAGGTAGCAAGACTATGTCGACTTGAACAGTAGAGGCTGCTCCCGACTTGTTTACAATTTTAGCATACAATTCCGACAAAGGAGTAGACTCGTCATTGTAATAGCCAGCGGTCGGCGTTACTTGAACAGTGTCAGCACCAGTAGTAATCACTTCAAGAACGACACCTGACCCTGCGGTCGGGTCGACTGTTTCCAGTCGTGAAGAATCTGCTGTGCGTGCAGCAATAGTGCTATACAAAGTCACCCAAGCAGCTCGATCGGTCGTAACTTTGATGAATTGACCAGACTTACCGGTGGAACTGAAGGTAGCATTTGTGGCCGCGCCATTAGCAAGACTAGCCGTAGTCTGGGTTACTGTCGATCTTGCACCCGACCCTCCTCCTCCTGAAACCGTGCCTGGCTCCCATT